CCTGAATAGTATCCGATAACTTCGCCTTGCGCTCATATAATTCCGCCCTTCGGGACGCTTCGCTCAGAATTACATTCACCGGCTGCGCGCGCATACTGCGCTTGCAATTTAACATCGGCTATGTTACTTCTCTTTTAAGTCACTTTATAATTCATAATGATGAACTGTGAGGTGACCTAGTTGTACCCCTATTTTTTTATATATGCGAATTCCCTAAGTTCATTTTGAGTCCGTGGACCTACTTAGAGAGTCCGTTAGTCCGCTAGTCCGTTGGAAACTTTTTTGGAAAAGTCTTTTTGAAAGTTAAGCAGCAACTCCGTGGGGATCCCTGAAATAACAAGTACGTCTAATGTCGATCTTAATGTTGGACGCGTTTTCACTGTTAGACATAATAAGCCAGTCAAGCTGACGGGGGTCTACATTCGTTAAGAAGGTTTCACCAGATAAAGTATTTGTATCCGACCTGATATCACGTTTGTCAAAATAATGTTTAAGTTTTATGATTCTACGTACGACCTTTGCCGCCGAGGGCGAGGTGTTATTAGAGACCTTTACAAACCGAGTCTGTAATTTCTTAAAGTAGGTACTGTTAATTGCCTGCTGGGTAGTGATACGCTCATCTGCGATTCGCTGAAATGAAGCAAGTCCGTCTGGTAAAGTAAGATCGTGACCGGCATCTCCAGTGCTCTTGGGTAGTACCTTTTGTGGACGTACAATATCAAATCTCACACGCTGTGTTTCGTCTGCTGCACCCATAGAGATTTCTAATTCAATTAAAAATTCAACATAAGTAGGACGGAATATTTCAAGACTTACAGAGTCATCATTTGCATTCTTCCACTGATCGAACTGCTTCATACCTGAGGAGTACTGGTTGTCCTGTAGAGTGAAGGGGGTTCCGCTGATTACTCCATTAGCTGCAGTCTGGTAGACTTTAGCATTCGTATACATCTCTTGGAGACACAAACAAAATGGTTTCATATTTGTAAATCCGTTGGACGTGTAACTCCATTGGTCTATCTTCTTCTGAGGAAAGCCGATCTGTTTTAATTGAAGGGCCTTTACCTGCCGAGAAAGCGTCATAATCGCGCTGCGATTATTGGCGACGTTTCTATTAGCAAAGCGGGGTTTTTTGTAAGTTCGCATAGCCTTAGATGCAGGAACATTTTTAGCACTTGCTGATACGGGTTTCTTCGTGTAAGTCTTGCGACGGTAACTGCGTCTATACGGCATCTCAATATATTCTCCTATGATATAACAAAAGAAAAAAAAATAAAAAAAAAATAAAAAAAAAAATATTTCCCATTAATAAATGGAAAATGGCTCCGCTGGCTCCGCTGAGGTTTTGGGTAATACTAAGACCAAAACCCGTATCACAGCAAGTAAAAAATGGTGTTTTACTCTTAATAATTATAGTGAATCAGATATTAGAAATAGTGGCTCCGTTGTTTCAGAGTTGAAGGAGATCTGTAATCTTTTAATTATAGGAAATGAAAAAGGAGAAAGTGGAACTCCACATCTTCAAGGATATTGCGAATTTAAAACTAAGGTTAGGCCATTAGAGATGAAATTACATAATAGGATTCACTGGGAAAAAGCGAGAGGTACAAGAGATGAAAATGAACGATATTGCTCCAAGGAAAATGTATTAATTAAACACGGATTTCCGAAAATGATAAAAATAATCGAAAACTTATTACCGTTTCAAACTAGTGTGGTAGAATTAATATTGGAAGAGCCAGATGACCGTTCGGTACACTGGTATTACGACTATGTGGGTGGTATTGGAAAATCGTTACTGGTAAAATTACTATGTTATAAATATAATGCAGTGGTATGTTCTGGTAAGGCGGCTGATATGAAATATATGATAATAAAATTTAATGAAAAAAATGGCCGATTCCCTGAGTGTGTAATTTTTGATGTTCCGAGAAGTATGAAAGACTACCTGAGTTATTCTGGGATTGAAGAAATTAAGAACGGGTGTTTTGCTAGTAGTAAATACGAATGTGATATGGTGATAATGAATTCTCCGCACGTACTGGTATTTGCAAATGATTTACCCGAAGTAGATAAACTATCTAAAGACAGGTGGGTGATACACGATCTCAATCCTAAGGTGGAAGACCCTGAATAGTATCCGATAACTTCGCCTTGCGCTCATATAATTCCGCCCTTCGGGACGCTTCGCTCAGAATTACATTCACCGGCTGCGCGCGCATACTGCGCTTGCAATTTAACATCGGCTATG